CAACGATGGTGTACGACACCTAAATGTACAACATAACCCTTCCAACCTACTCTAGGCGAACCATATGTGTAAAGTTCTTGTGGGTTAGGTATTTTTGTGTTGTAATGACAGCGACTAGCCATTATAGTTGCCATAGCTGCACCTAAACTATGTCCACAAAACCAAAGTTTTTGCTTAGGTTGTTTTGACATAATGTCTGCCATTATCATTGGCCATAGCTCGTCAACTTCTGCTTTGAATCCGCTATGTACTCTACTAACCGTTTCAGCAACCACAGGCATAGCTTTAAGATCTGCGCTAATGTCATTCCATTGCGTAGGCTGTGTACCACGACATGCAATTACTAGATCTTTGTCATTCATAAAACGATACGCTTGGGCACCATCTTTGTTATAAAATTCTACTTCTGAAAACCCTAAAATTTTCGCTTGCTTTTTAGCTTCCTTGATGTTATAATAAGATATCTTAGATAGTTTAGCAAACAAAAGAGCACGTTTTCGGAAGTCAATGTCGTTAATACTACTTGTCATTGTTATCTCCGTTCGATGTTTTAATATTTATATGTGTTAAGACACTAAATACTGCATAGGAACAGAGAAAATGAAAAAACGTACTAGATCAATTTTAGAAGAACTTAACAGCGTTCACGGTACCCGTGACAACGAACGTCTGATCGAGTCTACTGCTAATAATATTATAGAAAGCTCGATTAATCTTTTGAGTAGAATACATGAACAATTTGATATTGAAACTGCTTCCGAACTTGAGCGAAGATTTATTAATAGTATTAAATCAGGTGACCCGCGTAAATTTCGCCGCAGTATTAACAAAGTTATAGAGAACAAAAACAATGACGATTCTTAAAGAAGGCGGCAACGTATTCAAAACAGATAAAGGCGCTATCACACAGCGTATCGCAACAGCTGATGTGCAAGGCTCAATAGACTTTATTGAAAAGATTACAGGCCTAACCTTTGATGAAGAAGATTGGTTAGGTACAACAGGTAAGAAGAATGATCCAGACGGAGCATTTGAAAAGAATAGCTCGGGTGATTTAGATCTAAACACAGATGCAAATAAAGTAAGCAAAGAACAATTAATTGCTAAACTAAGTGCATGGCTTAAGAGTCAAGGTGTACCTGAAGAAGATATTATGAATCAGGGTCGTAAAAAGACTGACGGTTGGATACACAACGCAGGCGACCAAGTACACTTCCGTACACCAATCAAAGGCAGTGATAAAAATGGATTTGTACAAACAGACTTTATGTTTACAAATAATCCAAACTTTCAGCGTGGAGCCAAGCGTGGCGGCACAGCACAGTTTGGCGGTAAAGATAGAGCAATTTTATTAAGTGCTATTGCAAGAGGGCGCGGACTAAAATTTAGTCCTAAGTTTGGTTTAGTTGATCCTGAGCAAGGTGATAAGGTAATTGCAGATACATGGGACAAAATTGCTCCGGTATTATTGGGCAAAGGTGCTAAAGAAGCAGATACCCACACAGTCGAAACTATGCTTGCAAAATTAAAAAGCGATCCAAACTACGAAGAGCTAATTGCTCCGTGGAAAGAAGCAATGGAAAAAGCAGGTAAGGAAGTACCTGAGTCTTCACCAACAGGATATGCTACACTAGAAGATAAGCAACTTGATCGCATTAAAGAATTAAGCGGTTCGTTGTTAAACAGTGTTGTTATGTCTTCGGGTAGTTTTGTAAAATGAGATACGGTGAGTTTAAAGTATTAAAAGAAAATTGGTTCTGTAAAAAGTGTCATACTGAGCCTTGTATCTGTGATGACAAAGATAGAGACACTGGAGAAAATCTCTATGAAGCAGCTAAGGTTGGACGCGAGTATCAACATCTAGAAGACCTTGTGTTTGTCAAAGGTAGCAAAGGCGCTCAAGAAGCAGCAGACATCTTAGACAAACTAGGAACTGATAGCGGTGACGTTGCGATCAAGTGGGACGGTAACCCTACTATCTATTGGGGACGCGAACCTAACGGTGAGTTTGTTTTAGTAGGTAAGAACGGGTGGGGACGTAACAAAAGCACAAGTTCACAAGACCTATCACGCTTTATACAAAACTCAGGCAAAGGTGTAGAAGAAGAGCCTTGGCGCAAAGACTTCGGCGAAGAGATGGCAGAAGTATTTGAACTTATGAAGTCTGCAACTCCGCCTAGCTTCCGAGGATATGTTTACGGTGACTTATTATACAGTCCACGCAAGCCATTTACTAAAACAGATGGCGCAGTTGAATTTGAACCAAATCTAGTCAAGTACACAGTTGACACAAATGGCCCACTCGGCGAGCGCATAGCGAACTCAAAAGTGGGTGTAGTAGTTCACACAAAACTTGATGAATTTGGTTCAAAGGCTGCAACTCCTTTTAAAGATGTACAAGAACTTAACAACAAAGATGTTGTTGTGTTAGGACAAACATATGTAACACATCAACCCAAAGTTGATACATCAGAAGTTAAAAGTATTAGAGCAGCCGCAGACAAACATGCACAAGCAATTGATACATTCTTACAAGGTGCAAAAGGTCTAAGCAATCCTGCACAGATTATCTATACATATGTTAATCACATGACACGCACACAACAGCTAAAGAATATAGAGTCAGGCTTTTTTGATTGGCTAAGCACAAGCAAAGTAAGTCAGGGACAACAAGCAAAACTAGCAGAACTAAGCAAAAGTAATCCTAAAGCACTACCTGCATTGTTTGGACTTGTAAAGCAAGTTATGACTGTAAAGGATCATATCATAGATCAATTAGATGATGCTGATGCAGATGTTAAGGCAACAACAAAAGGCGAGAAGGGTGGCGAAGGTTACGTGGCTCTTGGAAGTAAAACTAAACTAGTACCACGTACTAGATGGCAACCAAATTAAAAACAACCAAAGGAAATAGATATGAAGATCAATGAAGTAACAGAAGGTCCAAGAAGTTCAATTTACGACCCTAATGCAGAAAAGTTAGCCGGCGTTCGTAGACTTGGACAACAGATTACAAACGCACTAGAACCAAAGTCTGGTGTAAAATGGCCAGATGATGAAGTATGGAACAAAGCAAGTATGCTAGGAACTATGCTATCTGAATTACCAGATGGACAAGCAAAGACTCCAGGTGAAGCTCTTAAGAAAGCCGGTGTATCTAAAGATGAATTAGATGACATTATGGCTAAAGCTAAACAAGCCCGCAAAGTTGCTATGCCCGACCCTGAACCGTCAGCAGATCCAGAAGATGATGACGAGTTAGATGACAAAGGTCCAAGCGATGACGAGATTGATCGCGATGCAAAAATGTATGCTAAAGGCTAATAATGTCTGAAAAGTATACAGCAGCACAGTGGGCAGAGATTGAAGGTGGTCATGAAATGACTCCTGACTCTGAAGTTGCATTTTCTTTCTTAAAAGACTTGCACGAGTCACGCATGACCAAAGACAATGGCAGCTCACAACGTCTAACGTATACTGACTGTGGCGAACGTATGTACCTTACGCTTTTAGTATTTGAAACGATGCGCAACTATCCAGACTTTAAAGGATATGTACAACGATACGCAAAGAAAACTATTGGCTTTGATCTTTATAAATTTTATCGTATAATGGGCACTGACCTATATAACTTTATCTATTTCCTAGTAGGGGACGATAGTGCTCAAGATAAACTTAAAGATCCGGACAAGGCTAAACTTCTTAAGAAGAATACTAAGCTACCAATTGCAGCTATTAATAGATACCTTCGGGCATTAGCGCAAGGAGCTAATCCTATAACTCCTGGAAAGATGTTAATGGCAATCGAAGGCGCACTTAACATATCTAATACAGATTACAAAGCAATACGTAGGAATATAGCTAACTTTCCTCGTTTAACTAAAGCAGAAAAGCGTCTAGTATCAACACGTTTAATATTTGCTGTTAGAGCTAAACTAAGAAACTCAGATATAATTGAAGACTTTGAAAAGTTTGCAGCAGTTAAAGACCTAGAGAAAGCAAGTGTTATAGATCCAGAACCAACTGTATCTACACCTGATATTGCAACTACAGGTGATGAATTAGCACTATATCGTTATCTAGTTGGCACAGGTAACTT